TTAGCATTAAAACAAAAATTAGAAAACCTACAACAAATAATAGATAATCTGCAGAGATTACTAGGATTTATACCAACTATATCAAATTCGTTACGAACTGTAAATTCAGTTGCACAAATAATATCGTCTGTTCAATTAATTATACCAGCAGCCCCAGGAGTACCGCAAGCTCCTATTATACAAACTTTAAATGCAGCAGTAGAAACTATTGCGAATGTGACAGCTGTGTTGACAACATTGAGTAATGTAGCAAACAATGTTTTGCAACTAGCAAATAGACTTGAAGGAATCATTCAGCGATTAAATGATAAAATAAAAAGTTTATGCAATACACCGTCAGCTCCAGCTGATAATGTAGAAGTAGATTTATTAGATTTATATCCTAGTGAATTTTATCAATTGGTTAACGTAACACAAGAAGACATTGATGATCGATTAACAGAAATTCGTAATTTACTAGAACAACAATTAGATGTTCTTACAAATTTAAACGAAGCTCCGAGTCAAATATTATATGGAGAAGGAGCTCCTTCTGTGTTAACAGGTCAACGAGGAGACTATTACGTAGATACTGAAACACAAAATGTGTTTGGGCCAAAGCCTACAAATAGCAGTTGGGAATAAACAACTTTTTCCTTCGTAAATATTTATTAATAAAGAAATTTATGGATAGTAAAACATTGATACAATTGTTAAAACGAGTTGTTAGCGAAGAAGTACGTAAAGTCGTTAAGGAAGAACTTACCGATATTCTTAAAGAAGGGTTACAATCTACAATTAATGAAATGAAATCTACTTCATCTAAACCAAAAATTACAAAAACTACTACATCGGCACCCAAACGTAAAGCCATATTTGAAGAAAATCGATGGGCATCTGTTTTAAATGAGACAGATCCTTTAACAGAACAAGTTCCAGTTGCAATGAATAGTTTTAAAGATATGATGCAAGAAGGAATGGATGAAATTCGAATGACTTCAAGAGATGCTCAAAACTTTGGTAATATGAGACAAAATATGAAAGCTGCAATGGGGTTAGCACCAGAAGTTCCTAAAGTAATGGAAGATCCCGAAACAGGAAAATCATATGAAGTCCCAGTTGAAGTTCAACAAGCATTAACAAGAGATTATTCATCTTTAATGAAAGCAATAAATAAAAAGAAAGGTAATTAGTAATGCCATATGTTTTTGATAATACAGTATCCGATACTACATATGATTCATATTTTGGAAATTCACAAAATAATGGATTAGGTATTATTTTAACTGGTACTAATAGTATATTTTTTATTAGTAGCATAAAACAGTTAAATTTGCAGATATTTGAAAATTTAAAAACATTGTTACTAACTAGAAAAGGCGAACGATACGGTCAACCACAATTTGGTACAGATTTATATACTACATTGTTTTCGCCAAATACTAACGATTTAAAAGCTATTGTACATGATGCAATTTCCGATGCAGTTACCGAATGGTTACCGTATATTAGTTTGGATCAAATTGATGTTAAAACTGCAGAAGATGATCCTAGCAATCCGAACTACGTAACCGTTAAAATAAGTTACTCAGTTCAAAATTTTGGAACAAACAATATTGTTGTATTTGTGACACCTACCGGTGAACTTCAAATTGACTCTGTTAATCCGTAGGAATAATAATGGAAGTAAAAAAAGATATATCATACTTAGGAAAAGATTTTGGACAATTTAGACAGAATCTTATTGAATTTACTAAACAGTATTTTCCAACATCATATAGCGATTTCAATGAATCATCGCCTGGAATGATATTCATAGAATTAGCATCATACGTAGGAGATGTTTTGTCTTTTTACACTGATGTTAATTTAAAAGAATCATTTATAGATCAAGCAGTTGAGCGAAAAAATATTTTTGACTTGGCTAAAGCATTGGGATATAAACCCAATAACGTAGTTCCGGCGTATGTTACATTAGACGTATTTCAGTTAGTTCCATCAATTGGCTCTGGGACTGCAGTTGCACCTGATTATAACTATGCATTAACTATAAAACCAGGAATGCGTGTAAAACAAGAGAATGGAAATTCTATATTTAGAACATTAGATTCTGTAGATTTTAAATATTCATCTTCATTAGATCCTACGGAAGTTACTGTATATGAAAGTGATCCGCTTACTAAACAACCTACATATTATTTATTAAAAAAATCTACTAAAGCAGTATCTGGAGATATAAAAACTTCTAGATTTACATTTGCATCTCCAATTGCATATGACAAAGTAGTTATATCAGATACTAATATTATTGATATTGTTTCTGTTACAGAATCAGATGGAGATAATTGGTATCAAGTACCATATTTAGCACAAGATACTATTTTTGAAGAAGTTCCGAATTTAGCAGAAAATGATCCAGTTTTATCACAATACCGTTCGTCAGCAACTAGTTTATTAAAACTTAAGAAAACATCTAAACGTTTTGTTACAAAACTCAGAAGTGATGGAAAATTAGAATTACAGTTTGGAGCTGGTATTTCGGATAATAATGATGAAGAAATAATACCAAATCCGGATAACGTTGGAAATGGATTATCTGGGGTTCGTCGTAGTGTAAATGTAGATATTGATCCATCTAATTTTTTATATACTAGAACATATGGACAAGCACCGGCAAACACTACATTAACAGTTACCTATACTGTGGGAAATGGAATTGCAGATAATGTATCGGCTCGAACATTAAAACTAATTAATTTTATAGAATATTCAGAAAATGTTAATTCTAATAACAATGCTGGACTAGTTAATTTTATTAAATCTACTATTGCTGTGAATAATCCTACCCCGGCATTGGGTGCAAAAGCTGGAGATTCAGAAGTAGAAATAAAAAATAATGCTTTAGCAAATTTTGCTACTCAGAATCGTTTAGTTACTCGAGAAGATTATATAGTTAGAGCATATTCAATGCCATCTAAATATGGGAGTGTTGCAAAAGCATACATTGTACCAGATGATCAAATATCTCAAAAAGAACTAGTAGAAACTAGAGTACCAAATCCATTGGCAATGAATATGTATGTTTTAGGTTATAATTCATCAAAACAATTAGTTCAATTGAACAATGCAATCAAAGAAAATTTAAAAACATATCTAGATTACTATCGTATAATGACAGATGCGGTTAACATTAAAGATGCATTTATTATTAATATAGGTATAGATTTTGAAATCTCGGTGTTACCAAATTATAATAGCAATGAAGTTTTATTAAAATGTATTAATGTATTAAAAGACTTTTTTAATATTGATAAATGGCAAATTAATCAACCTATAATTAAATCAGACGTATTAAATATATTAGGAAATGTAAAAGGTATTCAAAATGTTGTAGGAGTATCTTTTTTAAATTTATATGATGCTGATTTAGGATATTCTGGAAATGTTTATGATTTACGTACTGCTACGCGTAATGGAGTAATATATCCATCACTAGATCCTAGTATTTTTGAACTTAAATATGCCGATCAAGATATACGAGGTCGAGTAGTAAATTTATAAGGAATATACATGTTTAGAACATTTTATGCACAATCAGATTCAACACTATATCAATCAGCTGCAGCATATAATGTTGGTTTGGATGAAATATTAGAAGTAGGAAAACGTTTAGATACTGATGGGTCTACATTATTAAAATCCAGATCTGTTGTTAAATTTGATATGACTGAAATTTCAGCATCATTATCAAAATATTCTAAAACAGTAAATGATTGTAAATTCATGATGCAATTATTTACATCTCATGCAAAAAATTTACCATCAGATTACAATATTCATGCAAAATTAGTTGCACAGAATTGGATAAATGGAACAGGGTTTGAATCTGATCAGACAATCGATGGCGTTTCATGGACATATCCTATTTCTGCTAGTAGTTGGTACTCTAGTAGTCAGAACATACAAATTGGAAGCAGTACGTTATATGCAACCGGTACCGGTGCAGGAGGTTCGTATATGTCACAATCTGCAGCTACCGGTAGTACATCTGGATTGGTAGTATCAGAATCATTTTCATATCGTACTACCGATATTAATATGAATGTTACTGATTCTATAAAAGTTTGGTTAAGTGGCAGCGATGGTGCATCGATACCTAATTATGGATTCTTATTACAATTTTCAGATACCGACGAAGCAAATGAAGCGGTAACTGGATATGTTAGATTTTTTAGTCGCGACACACATACTATATATGTGCCTAAAATCACAATGTATTGGGATGATAGCACATATACGTCAGGATCAATGAGTCCGATTAATCTAGATTCATTTTCAACATATACCCGCGTTAAACCAGCGTATAAAGACACTGAGGTAGCTAAGATACGAGTGTTTGCTCGAGACCGATATCCCCAAAAACAACCTAATAATTTATTTCCATTCGAAACAATTAAAGCATTGCCACCGGC